TCATCACGTCACCGCAAGCAGGTGCTCCTACCATGCCTGTACCGATTGAATCGTCAATTTCAAATTTACCCACGTTGCGTGGATTTTCATAGTGATCAATTACTTTGTCTGAGTAGGCCATATAGAATCACAATCAATCAAAAGTTTGGCTGAACAATCGGCCACGGTATCTAAAAGTCACTGTTTCGCCTCGCTGTGTCAAGACCTGTACAGATTCGCACACAGTGCGATAGCTTACACCGCCGGGCTGGGATTCACCGCGACCGGCTTGATAACCTACCACGCCGCCCACTACTGTGGCAATATCACGCCCGGAGCCGCCACCAATTTGATTGCCAATTGCGGCACCAGCAATGGCTCCCAGAACACCACCTGCTGTATTGCCAGAAGTGGCAGGAGTTTGAACAGCCACTTCGCGACATTGTTGTTGATATGTGGTGATCATGCGTGGTTCAACTCTCACAATCTCCACAGTGCCGAAGTTGTTGTATTGAGCCATTGCTGTTGGAGCGGCTGCAAACAGTGCCAACAAAATTGCCAAGCGTGTCATAGGGTTCTCCTAGAGTTTAGTTTACAGACTATACACTATTTAACGTTTTAGGTCAACCTTTAGTTGACTGAATTGGTTAGACCCCGCGGTCTTTTTTCATGGCCGATTTGGCTGCGGATGCCACAATGTCCTGTGCCCGATCTACTGGCATGGCAACATTGGGTTTGCCGGCATTTTTAAATACCAAAACTCCAGTGTTTGGATCCATGGGTTCTAATAAGTTACTGAGTGGTTCTTGACTCACAACACCGGCTAAGTTGTCAGGGGTTATGTTGATGTCTAAATCATTGGCCAGTTTGATAAATGCATCCTGACTGATTTCTTTCTTGGCATTGGTGTCGCTGGCACGACCATTGAGGAACTGTACCAACCCTGACAGTTGTTCTGGGTCAGGAGTTGGTGCTGAACCAGCATCAACTTCAAATATTTTCATTATCTCTTGGCTCGACCTAGTGCGGCAGCAGGAGCTTCTGCGCCAGCTTCGGCTGCGGCTGCGTCCAAGGCAGCATCAGCTCCCATTTCGGCGCCAGCGGCATCGGCAGCAGCCATGTCGGCACCAGCGGCATTCATGGCGTCAGCACCAGCGGCAATATCAGCACCCATTGCACCCGCGGCGGCTGCGCCACTTGGTGCTTGACCAGTTACAACACCTAGAGCAGCATCAAGTTGCTGTTTGGCACCTTGAATATTTTGCAACAGGCCTGCAAGAGCGGCAGTGGCGTCTTGATTGAATTGAGCGGCTTGATCAATGCCAACTTGATCCTTGATTGAATCAACCAAGGCTGGCAATTCTTTGAATTGCAGTTCACTCACATCTTCCAACATGCCTTGCATCTTGTCTACCATGTCCTGAGCAGCCAATACAACTTGAGCTTGTTGCACTTCGCTTTCATTCAGGCGCTTCATGAAACGACGCAAACGACTTTCAGCTTGCATCATTGCGGCGCCGGCCACTAGTTTTTGTTCTTCTGGATTCAATGTTTGACCAGCTGAACTCTTTTTAAGTGCAGCGGCCAATTTGGGATCTTTTGCTACTGCACCAGCCACAGCAGGCTTTCCGCCAGCCACAGCGGCTTGTGGTGTTGCAGGAGCCGCGGCACCAACACTGCCAGTTCCGCTGGTACCAGCCACAGGAGCCATGGCCTCTTTGAGCCTGCCCACAAGAGCCTGTTCCATCATGATCAGTTGCAGATATTTTGGATTCTGTTCACTGTTGTGACGTGCAACAGTTGATCGATACTCCCGGAGCACACCCTGTACTTTTTCCAGCATGAAGGCCGATTGATTGGCAGTCAGTTGGTTGAAGGGAATACGTGAACCAAAGTAACTTTCAAATACTTTGGTAATTTGCTTACTTGGCTTAGTGGCCGATAGTTCTTGCAGTTTCATTATTGAATCCTCTAATCTGTAGATATTTAGCCTGATTTACACATTTTTCCAATTCGGAGTTGACTGCATTGTAGCTGTCAATCTTGGGTTGGATTTTCATGTTTATTATTTCATTGAAATTTTCGTGTCGGCCGCGCTCGCCTATTTTTTTACGACAGTAGATGTCTGCTGCCAATGTTTGTTTTTTACGATCTAGCAACAAAATCAAGTTGCTTAATTTATATTGCCCTTGATGATCAGCAGTGCACCAGCTCATTGCTGTTTTTTTACTGCTGAAACAGTGTATTTCTTGGTCCCAGGTGTTGACCACAAACCCTTTGTCTACAGGCCGGATAAAGTACTTACCAAACACCACAACACCGCCATCATCATCTTCTAGAATGATAGACGGTAGGTTACGTTTGATTTCACGTTCGGCCCACTGTTCTAATTTTTGGTCTTGGGTCATTTTAATACGTAGTGAGTAACCAAGTATCCTACAACGGCTGTTAAGAATCCAATGATTCCCACTCCCCAGCCAATCAACTGTGTGTTACGACTGTCACTCATCTTGTGCACCATGGCATGTACAGATTGAATGGTGGCTTTTAATTCTGCTGTGTCCGCCTTGACATCGTCGATGCTTTTTTCTAAAGCTGTGTAACGTTGAGCGCACAACTCAACGTGTGCTTCTAGACTTTTCTTTTCAATGTCAGTGGTATCAGCCATGATTACTCCAATGCATTATTTACCGCAGTGAACCAAATATTTTGATCATCGCCATTGGTGGTTATAGTGGGCGATAACTCGGGTTGCTCTTTGAGATTCAACATCATGGGCACGCCTTCGCAGTCGGTTTTTAACCCTGCCAGTGGATCAGGATTTCCATGAACTTCAAACACTCCTTGAGATTCACTTTTGAATTCAAATTCCCAAACGTCGTTTTGTTGCGCAGGAATAGTGATGTCCACCGGTTGTGTACGCAGGCTGATGAGTTGCAACAAGGTTTCCCAATTGCGTTGTTGATTGCGCGAGTGATTCCAATCTTGTTGATTGTTTACCTGTTGGCCCGCCTGGTCCACAAACGGTATTTCGCTAGATCTAAAATGCCCGGTTACACCAGTGGCGCTGCAATCAAAAAGAGTACGGCATATGATTTTCATTCTATGAGTATTTAATGCCAAAAAGAAACCCTGGAGTTTTTACTTCCAGGGTCGGTTAACTAAAAATTAGTTATTAGGTCTGCAAACCGGTAAATGTAGCCACGTTAGAAACGTTAGCAGTTGGGATACCAATGTTCAAACCACCAGTTGCGTTGGCTGTTTGGGCAGCGGCCACCAATTGTGCTGTTGTATAAGCACCAGTTGGGTAGATAGCCAAGCTGATCAAACCTGCTGTAGGTCCAATGTCGTAGAACGCAATTGTTCCACCAGCGCCACCGTCAACAATGCCAGCGCCAGACTGGATAGCCTGGAACACGTTGTTGAGGTAACCGTTGACGTTACCTGCGTTTGTCAATGCGGTGTTAGCTGTCAAGCTGAAAAAGTCCAGCTTGGGGCCAGAGAACATTACTGGGCCTTGGGCCGCAACGTTAGCTGTACCAGCGATAGAACCGTTTGCTACGTCCAGTGCAAAGACTGGTTGGGTAGTACCATTTACTCTTGTGAATGTTGCCATTTCAATTTTCCTTTAAGTTAAGTGGCCTCAGCGGGCCTACTTTTATTTAGCCAGTTTGGAAAAATCACGCCTGTTGCGGATTGTTTCTCTGACGATTTTGAGCCGCAAAAGCCTGGGGATCAAACCTATTTACCGCTTTGGCGTAACCAGCAGGAGTGGCCATGACCCAGCCTTCTTGCCCCGGGTGCTCAGCATCTGCTTGGCGTAGCAGGTGCATTTTCAAGTCGTGTAACAATACAAATGCTGTGAATGCCGCGGCCAGGGCCGGGGTATTAGATGTAGGACTGTTTAGATATTCCACAATGTTTCGGAACTTTTGTGGTGTTACCTTGGTCTGTAGCCAATCCCCAAATTCGGGCAACAGTGTGGCGCCGTTGAGTGGTGCGCCTACCTTGGTGTTGATAAAGTCCACACACAGTTTGGCTAGATCTGTGATCTTGTGTGCTCGCAATTCAGCAGGATTGAACAGCACATCAATGTCTCGACCATGAGTTTTGATCAGTTGTTTGAGTTGCTTTTCGGCGTTGGTTTCGGTTTGCAGTTGCCGGGGACTTGCTGGTTTTTCCAACATCAGGCCAGGAACTTCGTTAAAGCCCACACCACTCAGTGGCTGACGTTCGTCGCCTTGATCAGCGTACATTGAGTGTATGGCAATGCCAATCTTGCTGTTGCCAATGCGCTGGCCCAGGGCAGACTTTGCGGGAATCTTGTATTCCACAGTGTTGGGCCGGAAAACATAGTTGCCGGAAATCAAGGGCGGTGTGTCCATGTACAACAAATCACCCTTGACATACCCGCGAAAGTTTGGTGGTAGTGCGGCTTCCAGCACTGGGAACAACGTGGAGTAAATCTGAATCAATTCAGTTCTATCGCCTGAACGTTTGCTTTGTATGTCTGCCATCATTTGGGGACTTGTGGCAAGACCATCATAGCCCTTGGCTTCAAATCCTGAACCATCTGTGAGCACAAACTCTCCGGTGCTGGGCTTGCGTCCAAATATCACAGCAGGTTTGCCGTCCCACTTGGCTGTGGTTGTTTTGGGTTGTTCTGTGGCATGTTGCACAATAGCAAGAGCATCTCGGATGCCTTGTGTGCCACGTCGGAACACAAGATCTTCCAGATGTTCAATACCCTTGGCTCTGCCGCCTACCCCAGCTTGTTCGGCTTCCACAAGAGCAACATAACCTTTGTTTACAATTCTATCACGCAGACGTGCCAAGAAACTGACATCACTTTCGGCTACGCCAGCTTCGGGTTCCTTGATGCCTTCACGTGCAATATAATCACGGAAGTCTGCTAGTTTAGCATCACGATCGGGATCCATGGCCAAGGCTTTGTAAATGCTTTCAACTGACATCAGTTGATTGCGCTTGAGTCCCGGACTCAACAGTATGCCGGCTGCTTCGTCTGGATCCATGGTGACCAAGCGATCAGACTGACGACTTGTGATGCCCTTGCCCGATGCTTTGAGGCCCAGGGACTTGGCAATGCTGCTCATCAACACATTGCGGAACACACCTTTGTAGGCTGAACCTGGTGCACTGCCCAACCAGAATGTGCCCCATTCCAAATTGGGCATGAACATGAAGTCTGTTTGTGCATAACCACTCTTGGGATTGCCTTGTATGGGAGTTTTAAAGTGCACAGCTTCGCCTGTGAGTCTGCACCAGTCTCGGGGATCTTGTTTGTTTTTTGTGGCCCAGGCATCCAGTCGGCCCTTGAGTTCGGCCTTGGTGATTTCGTTGGAATCCACTGCAAGATCCAAGTCACCCGAATCGGGCTTTTTGCCAGTTGATCCCAACCACTTGACGGGAATACCGTTTTCGTCCTTGTCTTGGGAAAGATCCAGGCCAGTCAGCTGCTCCAGCCAGGCCACAGTGCCGGGGATCTCGACCTGACGGATACGACGAGTTGCTGGCGAACCGTCAGCGTTTTTAAAAACATTGCCACCTTCTAGAAGTTTCATAATAATTATTTAAATTCTACACCTAACTTTGTTGCTATTGCCGCATGGGTAGGATTTGTCTTATCAAAATCCACATACGTACCATTACCCACATCAATCTCAAATGTAGTAGGCACCGACCCACGCTTGACTCTTATGTCGGGATCATCGCGACCGCCAGCGTCGTACGCTATCATGTTTTGAGCCGGAGCGACCCCATCCTGCATGAGACTTTGCCATGCTTGTGCTGTGTTAATTCCGGCTGCAGGATCCATGGTGGCTTTGAATATTTGATCTGCTGCCTGACTGATATTATCAATAGTGGCCCGAGCTCGACCTTGTGCCACTGGATCTGTGCCCGCAGACTTTATCAAGTCGTTGTAGTTGTATGCACTGCGAGGCTGAATGGCTTGATTGATCATGACATCTAATTCAGCTTTTAGGGCGTTTTTGCTGTCCATACTAAGTTCGGATGCACTGGTCACTGGAGCACCAGTAGCAGGGTTCTTGCTTCGTGCCATGGCAGCCTGTACAGCGGCTGCCCACTGTTTCATCATCACAGGCGTCAATGTGTTTGATAATTGTCTCCCCAATTGCACTGCTTGAGCACGATCCATGGTGGCACCACCAGTTGGACTTATCACCCCACCAAAGGCTTTTCTTTGCAAAGCGCCTGATATCTGTCGGCCAATTGCAGCACCAACGCCGAGCATGGCTTCATCAACCCGTTTGTGTGTTATTTCATGTATCTGCATTTGTTCTCCTAACTGATCGTGAAAATTTACCGGCATCTTTGGTGCGTATTGCATTGAGCAATTTTCTTGTGAGGTTCTCTGCTTGCTCGGGACCAAATTCGGACTCTATCTGTTCAATTAGTCTTATGGCACTTGCAATCACACTGTCAGCTCGGGTTTCAATGATCAAGCGTCGGTCACGCTCTACATACATTGAATCCAGTTCTTCAAGTAAACTTCGGGTCTTTTTCTGCATTCGATCTGGGCCTTTGGATTATTTAGTGTATTAAAGGCTAGAATAAATATCTACTATACAGGAATATCTATGACAAGTCAAATCAACCCCAACAACATAGACGGCACATATCCCGTGGCCGGTCAGCAGAACAATACTCAAGGTTTTAGAGACAATTTTACAAACACCAAAACCAACTTTCAAATTGCTGCCACAGAAATCACTGACTTGGAAAACAAAGGCGTTTTCAAGGCTGCGCTCACCGGCACCATCTTGGACAACAACATGGCCGACAACTTAATATACGCAGTTAAATTAAACGACGTAAGTTACACGTATCTGCAACAGACCACTACTGCAGGATCAATCTCAGTGGACTACAGTGCCGCACAGTATCAACTGATTGCACCCACAGCCAACGTGAGTTTGAGCTTTACCGGCTGGCCCACCACAGGTTCTTCTGGTATAATGTACATTGACTTTGTTGTTACCAATACTGCTTACACTGTGACTTTTCCCGGGGCAGTGAGCCTGGGTACTGCTGGTGTGCAGGGTTTGAGCAGTA